TTTATCTTATGATTTCAAAGAAGTCTATTTTACTTCTAAACAAATTTTTATGAAACTCAAAAATCTTATTGCTATTGGTCTGGTTGCCTCTCCTGTTGCGGCACTTGCTGGACCTACTATTAACGGTGCAGGTGCTTCTTTCCCCGCACCCATTTATCAAAGATGGTTTGCTGATTATGCACGGTCTACTGGAAATCGTGTAAACTATCAGTCCGTTGGTTCTGGTGCTGGTGTTCGTCAGTTTGTTGCTCGAACCGTAAACTTTGGTGCGTCTGATGAACCTATTAAGGCATCTGAGGCAGCAAAGGTTAAGCGTGGTGTCGTTCAGATTCCTGCTGTGGGTGGAACGATTGCGATTGCTTATAACAAACCTGGATGTAATCTGAAACTGACTCAAAAACAGGCAGTTGATGTTTTCTCTGGTCGTATCAACAACTGGAAACAAGTCGGTTGTGCCGCCGGTCCTATGAAAGTGGTTCATCGTTCTGACGGTTCTGGAACTACTTTTGCTTTCACGAACTCTCTGGATGCTTTTGGTGGTTGGAAACCTGGTGTTGGTAAGTCAGTCAAATGGCCCGTTGGTGTTGGTGCTAAAGGTAATGAAGGTGTTGCTGGAATGCTCCGACAAACTCCTGGTGGTATTGGTTATGTAAATACTGGATTTGTAAAAGCAAATCGCCTACAAGCAGCGGCACTTCAAAATAAGGCAGGTAAGTTTGTTCTTCCTACTGCTGCCTCTGGTTCTGCTGCTCTGAATGGTATTAAACTGGATGCTAATCTTGCTGGCGAAAATCCCAACCCTGCTGGTGCAACTGCATATCCAATTTCAACTCTGACTTGGGTTCTTGCTTATAGGACTGGTAATGGTTCTAATACCACTGCGATTCGTGCTGCCTTGAATTATATGTTAAGTTCTAAAGCACAAGGAATTGCTGATGACTTGGGTTATGTGCCTCTGTCTGGAAGTATCCTGAATCGTGCTCGACTTGCAGTTCAACGAATCGGTCAGTAATATACATAAGAGGGGTTGACAAGACCCCCTTTTTATTGTATTATAAGTAACGAGTTAGGAGGTTTATGTCTCTTATTTCCCAACGGGACCGTGAAATGGTCATTGAGGCACTTGAATATTATATCCAGAAACTTAAAGAAGATAACTGCACCGAAGCATCAATTTATGCTTTTAATACTCTTCTTCGCTGGATAGAACTGGAGTATTATAAGAATGAAAATTAATTTGTGGTTTTGTAAAGATATGGGACAATGGCGTTGGACTCTTGTTGAAGATTCTTGCCCAATCGTCAAACAAGAGTCGGGACAAAGAGAAAATCTCCGAGATGCTATGAATGATGTAGCAAATACAGTTGAATATCTTTTAAGTCAATCTTGACTCTTATCGGGCGATTAGCTCAGCGGTAGTAGCGTCTCTTTTACACGGAGGATGTCGGGGGTTCGAATCCCTCATCGCCCACTTTATAAATACCTAAAAAACTGGTATAATGGAAAAACTTTATAAGTTACTTTCTGACACTCAAGCAAGTCTTTTTGTTCTTTTTCAGAAGACTTGGGTTTATCACTGGAATGTGGTAGGTTCCGAATTTTATCAATTTCATAAAGTTTTTGGTGAACAATACGAAACAATGTTTGAAGAGATTGACCGCCTCACCGAGCATATGAGGTATTTGAAGATTAAACCAGTTAGCACTCTTACAAGAATTACTGAAGTTTCTCAAGTTGAAGAAGCAAATAGTTCTTTAGATGCAATAGGGATGGTTAATGATTTAATTAAATGTAATCAACAAATTGTATCTCTCCTGGGTCAGGTTGCCGAAGAAGCAGAAGAACAAAAATCTAGAGGTACTACAAATCTTGTTGATGATTTAAATGAAGCACACGGTAAGTTTATTTGGATGTTAAGATCTTTTACTGAATGAAATTAAAATGGAAAACATTAAAATTAGATGCCGCTCCTGTGGTAAGGAGTTAGAAAGCATCTCTGGAAAAACAGTGTCTTGTGGTTGTCCCAATATGACAACTATTCGCAATGGAGTAATCTCTGCTGTTGATTTGGAGCAGGTAGTAATGCTAAACTCTTATGGCAATCAAAAAAAATCTGGATTTCTTACAGGAGAAGATATTGCTTGGCAAGAAGCAAGGCGTCAACGTAAAGTGAGACGATTGGATTTTGAAGTTAGATAGGTCTTAAAACTAAATTTTTATCATATTTGGCATATTGGTAGTTATATTCATCAACCTCACCAAATCCAAATTTTTTATTTAATACCGATCTTTTCCTTGCGTTTTCTGGGTGATGAATTGGGACAAATAGTGACCCATCCCAAGGAAGACCAATAAGAATGTCATTGGGTTTTGGACCATTTTCACCATCACCAACTTTGATAAATTTTTCTACTCCTTTAATAAACGAGAATAAGATTTTTTTATTATCTTCAAAAGTAAAAAGTGCAGGATTAGATCTATGATTAACTTCCCAGTCAATTCTAGATACTCGTCCTGGAGAATTTATATTTAATTTTTTCGCTATATTTTTAATTCTTTTAAAATTTTGATGTTCTTCAAAATCTTTATACAGAAAACTGGTTTTGTTCTTAAAAATATTGTAGACTACATTTACAGTTAAGATGTGATCATATTCTGTTGGAACTTGAAGTCTAATTTTATCAGATGGTTCATAAATTCTTTGACTTGATTTGATTTCAAGTTTATGTAATAATTCTTTAAATTCTTGCTTCATAGTGGTATGACTTTAAGATCCTGATCATATTTACCATATAAAAACCCATCTTCATACATATCACTTAATCCAAACTTTTTACCAACTAATGCTCGTTGTCGAGTTCCAAGTTGAATTGATGATTCGGTAAAACCTTGATTGATTTTGGCACCTTGTGGCTTTCCTACTAACACATCACCAGGTCTTGGTTTAATGTCTAAAGAATCAAAACCACGATGAAGAGAGTACTCTGCTTCTTTAAGAAAACTAAAAAATATTTTTTTTCTTTCTTCTAAAGAAAATTCATATGGTTGTTTTGTATATTTTGCTTCCCAACCAATTTCAGCAAGTCTTGTTCTTTCGTGATAATGAATTCTCTTTGCTAAAGTTTTAATTTTTGATTTAAGATCTGGTGATCCATAATGATCTATGAACTCTAACCAAAGATAACTTTTTTTGTTAAAATATGGAATAAAGAAGAGATAAATTGCCATAGCACCGTCTTGGCACATATAGTTTGTCTGCTTCATCATTTTCTTTTCTTTCGGTAATATAGGTGACCGATCTTTATATCCTAGTCTTCTTAAAAGTTTTTCAAATTCTCTTCTTTTCTTTGATGGCGTAATGTACACTTGACGAAACTGAATAGATAGTGTATATTATAACATATTGGAGAGACAATCCGATCGGTGACGGAACCGCTCTTGAAAAGCGTTGAGGTGTTAAAGCCCTTAGGCGTTCGACTCGCCTTCTCTCCGTTTTAATAATTCCTTAAACACTATCATCAAACCCTAACAAACTTGACGTAGTAAAAATACTCATTAGCATAACTAGTAGTATTCAACCTAAACCCTATGGATCAACACACCTATAATAATTGGGTGAAGATCAAAGAGACTTTCGAAGCCTCTGGGAACACCGATAATACGTTCTATAAGAGAGCAGTTGAAATAGTCAAAACCCGAAGAGACCCTCTGGCGAAGTTTCTTGGAGATGAGAAGTGATGGAACCACAAGATGAACTCATAAGTCGTTCAGAAGTACAGGAGATGATCGATGATGCAATACGAAGACATAATCGTAATGCTTCGATTATTTCAATGTGTGTTGGTTGGGTTGTTCTTGCACTTTTTGCTGAAGGTCTTCTTCGACTCGTTGGAGTAATACCACCTGTACTACCATGGCTCAACATTACCCTGAAATAATAGGCATTGTTCTATTATTAGTATTTGCCTCCACAATGTTCTATCAAGGAACTTGTATTATGAGAAACCAGCGTGGTTATTCTTTGCGTGACTATATGAAACAAGATAGCACAAATATGCGTAAAAGAATCGAAGAACTTTTAAAGGACAAATGATTACAGAGGAAGATTTAAAAGAATTGCAAGAAAGAGTTTTACATCAAAAAATGGAAGAACTCTTTGAAGAACCATCTACTTACGAAGACGATGACGACAACTGATTGGTTAATTTTTATTCAATTTGTTTCACATATGTTGTATATGTTTGTTTCATTTATGTGTGGTCTTATTATCGGTTACATAGTCGGATTTAGAAACGGAGGAATGTAATGAAAACTTCTATATCTGCTATTTTACTTTTTTCAGCAATTATTTTATTCATTCAATGGGGTCTTACTCACGCATATCTACAATGAAAACTTTCAACGATACTGTACTGTTAATTACGATAGCAATTATTGATTTTCTTTATCGTAATTATCCAATACAAAGATTTTGGGTTTTAGAAACAATTGCTAGAG